AACATTTCCTATGAACCAAATTATGGTGAGGTTATGGTTGATCAACTTCTTGATGCTGCTCGTTTATTCAAGCAATCTTTAAGAGTTGTTCTTACTACAGAACTTACAGAAGGAACTTTAGAAAATCTTCAGCTTTCATGGGGTCAAATGGACACCTATTATAGCGCTGACGGAAGTACAACAACAACATTGGCTCAAACTACTCCAGTTTCTGGTGAGCAAGGTGCTACATTGAATATGGCTGCAGGTGCTTTGGGTGATGCTCCAGTTGAAAGATCTTTTGCTGCGGTAGGAAATGCTCCTTTCCAGCAAGGTCGTTCCGTAACATCATCTGGTTCTGTAATTACAGGAAATACATCTAATCTTCGTGAGAAGGAGCGTGTTTATATTGCTCGCCGTGTTGTCAGCATTGACACCACCGCACATGCACTTAAACGTGACTCAGCAACAGTTTTCCCAGTAACATTCCGATGCTTGCCTGATGATTCATATGCAGGTGCAGAATATGGCGTTGTTATTGACAGAATTTGGGGAACCAACTAATTTAAAAACTTAATATTGACGGTTAAGCCTCCTATGGGAGGCTTAACTATTTTATGTATTAACCATAAAAATTGGTATAATTTTATATGATAAACAGGAGGAATTTTGCCTACACCAATTTATGAAATTATTGAATTAGAACTTTCCAATGGTGAAACAATTACAGTTAAACCATTACCTATTAAAGAAATTAAAAAATTTATGGAAATTATTCGTAAGACTGCTGATGAGTCAATTGAATCAGAAGATCAAGTTATGGATATTTTTGTTGAAGCAGCAATGCATTGTATGAGAACTCTTAAACCCGAACTTAGCAAAGATAAAGATAAGTTTGAAGAAGTTATAGAAATTCCTACAATGATGAAGATCCTAGAGGTGGCAGGTGGTTTAAAACTTAACGACCCAAATCTCCTCGGGGCAGCCTTAGTTGGGACGAATTAGACTTAGCTGCCCTTGAGTCGGAAGTTTTTCTTCTAGGTCATTGGAAAAATTACGATGATCTAGAATCTAGTCTTTGTATAGAAGAATTGCTTATAACCCTAAAGGCTATAAGGAAAAAAGAAAATGAGGATAGGAAGTTCTTGGCTGGAGTTAACGGAATTGATTTAGATGCATCTGATGAACCAGATGATATAACAAATCTAAAAGGTTTTCAAGCAGCACAAGATGGATTCGGAATTGATCAAGGTCTCGGATTCATATCATTGGAGGGATAGCAATTGAGCCGTATTGAGTTTAAGATAGTTGCTCTTGGTGATTTTAATAATGTCCAACAAGCAATTGCTAAACTTGATCAAAGCATATCAGCATTAAATAAGAATATTGCTGGTGTAGGTTTACAAGCTACTCAAATTCAGTCAGTTAAAAATATGGTGGCTGAATTTGATAAAGCCATCCTATCTACTGGACATTTTACTGCAAAAACAGTTCAACTTCAAACAGAAACAGAAAAGTTTGGTAAAGCACTTGATGGTGGAAAACTCAAACTTAAAGAATATTATAATATTATTACACAAGGCAGCAAAGATGCTCAAGCTCAAATACGAGCACTTGCTGTAGAACAAACTAGATTACAAAATTCAATAATTGTTAAAGATCCACTTAAAGGTGGAGTTGCAACAGTTTACACTCCTACAAAAATTAATGAAGTAGCAAATGCCACTAAAATTGCTGCAAATCAACAAATGCTCTATAACCTTGCATTAGATAGAGGAGCTACCTCACTTATCAATTGGGGTAAAAATACACAATGGGCGGGACGTCAGCTTACAGTAGGTTTAACAGTTCCTTTAACTATGTTCGGTGCTCAAACCGCTAGAATTTTTCAATCAGTTGATACAGAACTTACTAGAATGCAAAAGGTTTATGGAACTGGACTTGCACAACCAACACAACAAGCTCTTGCAGCAATCAGAAAAGATGTTACAGCACTTGCTAAAGAGTTGGCACAATCATGGGGCGTTCCAATTCAAGAAACTGCGGGAATGGCAGCCGATTTAGCAGCAACAGGTAAAACGGGACTTGACCTAGTAAATGCCACAAGAGAAGCAATTAGACTTGCAAAACTTGGAGAAGTTGATAGACAACAAGCAATGCAAGCAACAGTATCTTTGCAAAATGTTTATAAATTAAATACAACACAATTAGCAGAAGCAGTTAATTTTCTTAATGCAGTTGAAAACCAAACTTCTACCAGTCTTCAAGATTTGGTAGATGCTATTCCAAGGGTCGGTCCAATTGTTGCACAATTAGGTGGATCTTTTAAAGATACTGCAGCAATGATGGTTGCCATGAAAGAAGCAGGAGTTCCAGCAGCACAAGCAGCAAACGCTATTAAATCAGCTATGGCTTCTTTAATTAATCCATCAAAAGATGCAAAAGATACATTTTCTAAATTCCATATTGATTTGAAAGCAATTTCACAAGATACTGGTGGAAAGCCAGTACTAATGTTAAAAGAATTAGCTGATCAAATGAAAAACTTAGATAAACTTTCACAAGCACAATTAATTGAAAAATTATTTGGAAAGTTTCAATTCTCTAGAGTTCAAGCACTTCTTGATAATTTAAATAAGGCAGGAAGTCAGGCACAAACTGTATTTCAATTAATGAATGCATCTAATCAACAACTTTCTCAAATGGCTGAGGCAGAATTAAAAGTACAAACAGAGTCCACTACTGGAAAATTTAAAAGAACATTAGAAACTCTTAAAGCAGATCTTGTTCCAATTGGTGAAGAATTTACTAAAATTATTACTAAACTTTTAGAATTCGGTGACTCAGTTGTTAAATTAACTGACAAGCTTGGACCACTTAAAAATGTTTTAGGTTTAATTTTAGGTTTTGTTTCTGTTGCAGGACCTATACTTATGCTTGCAGGTGTATTTGGAAACTTATTTGGTTATATATTTAAAGGTGTTTCAATTATTAGAAATCTTGCTATGGGAACTAAAGGTTTAGCTGGAGCTACAGGAATTTTAACTGCTGAAAATATTGCAGCAGCAAATGCATCTGAATTATTTGGAAATAAAATGATTCAAGAAGTAGAAGATGTTAATATTCTTAGAAATGCTATTGCACAATTAACATTGCAAATGGAAAGTTATAATAACACTATGATGGGCGGGACATCCGTTGCTTCTAAGGTGGCTGGACTTAAAGTTACTGGATCTACTACAGCACAAGGATTAGAATTTGCTCATGGCATGGCTCCAACAATGTTGACTGAAGAACAAAAATCTATGATAAGAACTAATCAACCAGGAAGTAAATTCCTTAAAGACGATATTAGATATGGTCTTTCTAATTTTGGTCTTATGGTTCCATCAGCTTTAAATAGAGGAAAAATGTCTGGAATTGAAGCTTCTGAATGGCTTCAAAATCAAGAAAATGCTAAAATAGCAACTTCAAAATTATTAGCAACCATTGTTAAAACAGTTCCAGAAGCTGCTAATAATCCAGCAGTTATTAGAGATATGGAAAAACTTGCACAAAATCTTGCAAAAGAATTAAAAAAAGCTGGCACTCAAGCAGTTACAGAACCTCAATTTTATCAAGCTGTTGAAAAAGCGCTTGCAAAAACTTTAACTAAAGCAGCTGATGCTGCAACAATTCAAGGAATTAAAAATGCCCAACAGGTAACTACTGTAGTTACTTCTTCAAGAGGAGGAAGAGGCGAAAGAGTACCTTTAATTAAAAAAGCTCAACAATCATTATTTGGACTTTTTGTTCCATCATATAAAGGTATGAAAAATCCAGCAGGAGCAATTGTTCCAGCAGCAGAAAGTGCAATTGCAACACAAGGAGCAGCAGCAAGCGAAACAGCAATTTTAAATACGATTGCACCAGAAATAGCTACTGGAGCAGGTGCAGTAGCAAAAACTGGCATACTTTCTAAATTAAGAGGCTTAAGTGGCGGTGGCATGGGAGGACTTGCAGCAATGATGGCGTTCTCCATGTTTGGAGATAAATTGCCAAAACCAGTACAAAGTATAGGCATGGGAGCATCAACTGGGGCAATGATTGGAAGTTTTATTCCAGGAGTTGGAACAGGAATCGGAGCGATTGCTGGAGCTGCTGTTAGTGGATTAATGATGTTGATGGAAAAAGAAAAAGAACATCAAGCAATGGCAGAAGCAACATTTAAATCTAGTACTGCAGTAGCTAAACTTTTTGGTGGCGCTGTAGAAGATATTAGTTTCCACATGTCTAATCTAAATACCGCAACTGTCAATTTTACAGGATTTACTAAACAATATCGTGAATTTGTTGATATGGTTAAAAAACTTCCTAAAGATGATCCATTATCTTTATTTCTTAATAATATAAAAGGTCAAACTGGAGGGGAGCTTCAAGCAACCGTTAGAGCATTTACTAATACTCAAATTGCAATGGGTAATCTAAAACCCGATCAAGTTTCAGATTATTTAAAAATGATTCTTACTTATACGGGACAAATGGGACAATATGATAATCTTGTAAGCGGTATAGGACAAACTAGAAGTGCTGCAATTACAGGTTCTTTAAATGCATTGCCTAGAGTCAATAATAAGATAGTAACAACAGGAACTTCTAGAGGGACAATTACAACTGAAATAAATAATTATAATGATTTAAATAAAGCTCAAAAAGAAGTTACTGATAGTTTATCTAATTTTTATAATTTAGCTAATAATACTACTGATATAAAAACACTTGAAGATGTAGTTAAAGGCATTGGAGATAGTGCATATAATTCAGCAGATGGATTTAATTTATTAAAATTGTATGCTGAAAAAATGGGAGATAAAGGTTTAGTAAATCAGTTAAATGCTTTAAGGGACGCAGGATTAGATTTAGCCAAAGCTCTTTTAGTCATTAGAGCCGAATCACTTGGCATAGATTTAGGAGCTATTGCACCACAAGCAGCAGCATTAGGTTTACCTGCAGCAACAGTAGCAAAAACTGAAGATATCTTTGCAGCAATAACTGAAGCACTGAAAAAATATAATGATGTTATCTCTGGCAAAGGCGCTGGCGGTAAAGGTACTAGTGGAAACTTAGATTCTTTAATTGCTGCACTTGAAAAACAAAAAAATGCTCTTGAAGAAGAAAAATCAGCACTTGATAAATCTATTCAATCACAAAAAGATTATAATGATCAACTTCAAAAAACCCAAGATTTCTTGGTTAAACAAACTGATTTGCAAAATCAAATTAGAATTGCTAGAGCTAAGGGTGATTATTTACAAGCAGGTTTGCTACAACAACAATTAACTTCCGCTCAAGTTACATATAATGCAACAGCATCTTTATCTCCCGCAGAACAAAGAAGTAAAGATTTGCAAGATGCTATTGATGCTTTAACAATTGAAATTAGAGATGCTAATCAAAAAAATAAAGATATTAAAAAGGCAAATAAAGCATCTGGTGGATATATTAGATCATATGGTCAAGGATCTTGGGGTGGAGTATTTGGACCAGGAAGTGCTACATCAGATTCAATTCCAGCCATGCTATCTAATGGAGAATATGTATTAAGTGCAAGTGCTGTTAAAAATGTTCCAGGGGGAATTAAAACTCTTGATGGTATTAACAGTGGTAATATGTCAGCATTTAATTCAAATGTAAACAATTCTTATTCAATAGCAGTTAACGTAGCAAATTCTAATGCTTCTCCTGATGAAATTGCACAAGTTGTTATGAGAACAATTGAAAGAAGAGCAAATATGAATTCAACATTGAGGGTGGTCTAATGAATCTTTTAACAATAAATGGAATTCTTATTTCTGCAGATGGATCTACTTATTATAAACTTACTGATCATAACAGAGATCCAATTGATATTAGTTATGAATTGGTTGAAAGCACTCAAAGAATGGCAAATGGCACTTTGCGTAAATATGTAGTGGCAAAGAAATTTAAAATTACTGCCTCCTGGAAAAATCTTCCAACACTAGATTCTGAATTAGTAGATTCAGGAAAGAGTTCTGTAGGTGCTGCTTGGATTAAAGCATTTTATGAAGGCAATGCATTTGCTCCAATTTCTATTAAATTATATTATGCAAAAGAAGCTACTCCAGCAGTTGGCTCTGTTCCAGACTTTGTACATTATTCTACAAGAGATGTAATGTTAGAAACGGGAGGAATTACTCCTCATGTTGAATCAGCATTTATGACAAACTTTAATTATACAGTTACAAAAAGAATGCCTAAATATGATTATGTGGATATGTCAATTGAATTTACGGAGATCTAATGCTTGGTGATCAAACAACAAAAGATTATTTTGATGCATCAAAATCTATTACACTTAGGCCATTAATTAGTGCTGAGTGGAATTATAATTCAATTTATGAACCATATGTCACATATACAGGTGATGGAATTAATTATGGAAACAATTTAACTAATCCGTCTTATTGGAAAACTTCAACAGATTCTTTACGCACAACAATCTCACAATCATTAAGTTCTGAAGGTAAAATTACTTCAGCTTTTCCTTCTCCAAGAAAAGCATTAAAAATTACTAAGACTAGATATCCAGCATATGATACATCAAAAGATTCTGCAGATACAGATTTGTCTAAATCTAATTGGTATGCTGCTATTGAAACTGCAGTAAACGTTCCAGTTAAAGAAGGTAATAATTGTTATAAAATTGTTTTTTATGCAAAGGCATATGAAAATAATTTAATTAATGTTTCTGCAACCGCAACTCATCCGAATTTAAATGCAAATATTATTTCATCTACATCAGATGAAATAGATGATGTAACATGGACTAAATTTGAAATTTTATTTGGTGTAAGACCAAAACAAGATTCAGGTAAAATTGTAGACGATTCTTACTCATCAATTAATTTACATTTAGATTTTACTAATACGACATACTATCCCGATTCACTTCATAATACATGGGGAGTATTAATTGATAGATTTGAAATTTATCAAATTACATATTTTGATTATATGTATGGAGATTTATGGGATTCATCTTCTGTATTCAGACCAATGCGACCAGGCGAAAGTTATGTACAAAATGGTGTATCAGGATTCTCTGGCAATGATTATAGATTTGAATTGCCAACTAATTTTAGAAAAGTTATAACTGGTGCTCTTTCTTATGATAATAACGGAAATGCAACTAACTGGTTGAGTAACCCGACGGGAAATGATTGGAATGCTCAAATGCCAGCCAACCCATTAGTATATTCTCCTAGAACTTTAATGGGATATCATTCAAATCCATTATATAAAAATGGAATGGTTTCTCCATTTTCTCAGTATAAATATCTTGTTACTGATAGAGAAGATAGCGCAGTCGGAGCAAGTTATGAAGAATTATTAAAGATAAATAAAATTGTTCTTAAATTTAATATTGCAGAATCAAAACCAGATTCTTTAGCAGTATATTTATATAGATCAACGGATGGTCAAAATCAAATTATAGATACTATTCAAGTTAAAGGTTCTGATATTAATGATGCAGGAGTTTGTATTTTATACTATCATCCAGATGCTACCAATGTTAATTTAAAATGGACTACAAAGCAATGGAGTACAGATTCATATCCAATTACAGATAAAAACAACTTTGGCGAATTTGTTATAAGCAACACTAGTCCAGCTGTTTTAGCAACACAAGAAATAAACAAAATTGTTGTTAAACAATCAAGCGCAGCGTTAGCAAATGCAGATTACAGCACACCACTTGTTAAAGATTCTGTAAGATCAGAATTAAAAAGAATGCATGTAATTGAGATATCTCCAAGGCTAGAATTAGATATGTCAAGTTTAGTTCAAAACTTTAATGTTCAAAAAGAATTAGATAATAAATCTAATATTGTTCCTATCTCTGCAATTTCTGCAAATAGCGCAAGCATTTCATTTACTAATATTCCATGGCCAAGACCAGGAATTTCAAATGATCCATTATTTCTTTTTTCTAATAATTCTACAGAATCTCCATTAAAAAATATGTTTGTAAAGAATGTAAAGTTTTATATTAACTATTATATTCCTTCATTAAGTAAGATTGTTCCTGCAGGAGTATTTTATGCAGACAATTGGGATACAAAAGATATTGAAACTACTTCTGTAAGTTGTTTTGATATTACCAAATACTTGCAACTTCTTCCAGTCAACGATTATGTTGCAGCAGGAGGACAGGAATTATTTAAAGTCATTACCAACCTTTTAGACTCAAGCGGTTTCACAGATTATGATTATGATCAATTAGCAGATGTATGTAGAAATAATCAACAAAAAATTACATTAAATTATTTTTTTGCTGATTCAAAAAATAAAACTGTTTTTGACATACTTCGAGAATTATTTACTGCATATCAAGTAGGTGCTTATATTGATGAATATGGAGTAATGAAGTTTTTAAATCTAAGCAATATTAATAGAAATAATAGTGCTACCTTATCCTTAGATGATACTAATATTGCAACAAAGGGGTATGATGAAAGAGTTAAAGTTAAAATTGGTAAAGTTAATTTTAGATATAAGACTCCACAAATTACTAGAACAATTGATTTCACCAATGATCCTGCAACTGTTGCAAAATATACAAAATATACAGATTTTACTGAATTAACACCACAACCTAATCAAATATGGAAAGAAGATACAAACGACTTTATTACATTTAATTATTTAAATGAAAGTATAAAATCTAAATCACAACACTTTTTTGACTTAGCAATTTCTGATTTTGATAGCGTCTATCATGGTATGGCACTTGACAATAGAGGATATGCAATCATTGAAGGTGAAATTGTTTCATTGGGCGGACTGCAATTTAGATTCTCAGATTCCTTAGGTAAAGCACCTTCAACAGATTTAATTGTAACAAGTTCTAATGATTTGCAAGCAGCAATTTCTCAATACTCATATAACAAGGGGGTATCTAGTAATATTAATTACAGACCCACGGGTAGAATTGTAAATGTTAAACGAGGAATATTTAATACTCCAATTAAAGAACATATTGTAATGAAAACAAAATCAGATGTTGATTTAAAATTTGAAAGATTAACTCAATCATATGATTCAAGCACCAGTCTTTATTCATCAAAATTAATTAGTTCAGATAATATGCAACCTGATAAAGTTGGATTTATACCAGTTGATCAAAAATATAATATAAAAACTTTTATGGTTGCTAAGGGTTCAAAAAATTCATATTCAACTTATTCAACTAAGTTTCAATTTAATAAAACAACAACTCAACAAAATGCTGGACTGTTTATGTTTCTACAAAGAGACTCGAATAATAATACAATTGGAACTACTTACTATGTAGAATTAGAAAAAGCACAAACTCAAGATAATTCAGATTCCCATGATAGAGGAGCAAGACAAAGTTCTTTATCAACTGCGGGACCTTATTATCTTTCAGTTTATAGCATAGATTTAACTGGATTAGTAAGAACAGATTTAATTAAAAAAATTGATGTAACTCAAAAAGTTCTAGAAGCGTACTCTAATCAACCAACCGATGAATATGATATTAATAATGAAGTAATTAATTTACGAGCTGTAGTTACAGATAAAAATAAATTAGTTGTTTTTATTAATAAACAACAAGTAGTGTTTGAAAATAATAATATTTCAATTCCAGCAAATTCAAGCGGTGAGTTTGGATTTTTTACATTTGGTATTAAAAATAATTCTACATCATTAAACTTATTTGAAATATATGCTTGTGAAAATCCAATTGTAGATAAAGACATATACTATCATTTTCAAACTACAGATTATTTAAATAGTTTATTAATTTCAAATCATCCTAAACCAATAAGATACTATATGACTCAATCAAGACCAGAGGTTGTTGGGTTAAAAATATATGACATTCAATTTGCTCCTGCCCCAGTTCTTGGAGCATATCCAGCTAAGGTGTCTTATTTATATGTTGAAAGACCAGCATATTCCAATGTACCAGCTAAAAACTTTTTTGTTAAAGAAAATGCTTTAGCATATTCAGATGTTATTTCTTCAGGATTCAGAGGTTCATTTGCCATAGTAAATGCTTCTCCCCATCTTGTATTTTTAAAACAACAAACTGATCAAATTAGTACAGACTTCTGGATTCAAACGCAATTCTTTTTATCCGTTGGAACAGAAAAGAATGTGCAAAAAATCATTGATACTAAAAACAATGAAGTTGTAGAAATACAAACGGATTGGGTTCAATCAGATTTATCTGCTATGTCTATTGCAAATAATATTGCTCAAGCAATAGATAATTTTAGTAAAGATACAGCATTAACATTATTTGGAAATCCACTTATTCAAATTGGAGATGTTGCAGAAATTAATTATAATTTAATGAATATACCCAATCAAAAATATTTTGTTCAATCAGTATCACAAACATTTAATAACGGATTAGTTACAGATTTAATTTTAAATAGAATAACATATACAGGTGGATCGCCAGGAGCTCCAACAAAAGCAATTAACTATGTTCCACCAAAAAATGGTGTGCTATCTAGTATCACTCCTCCCATTAGTGTTGCAGCAACATCAACAGTTATTCCTGACACAATTGATGTTAATAGTATAACGGTTCAAGGTAATATCAAACTTGATTGGACACCAGTTAAAAATGCTACATCATATAGATTATCTTTAACAGACGTGCCAAGAACTCTTCAGGCAAATTTAACATCAGGACAAAATTCAGTTACATTAACAAGCGGTACAACTAGTAAAATGAAAGTTGGAGAATCTATTTCCAAGATATCTGGAACAGGAGCATTTGGCACAAATGCAAAGGTTGCTTCAATAGTAAATATAACACAATTTACTACAGATGTTAACCATGCAACAAGCGGAAGTATTTCATTTACAGATCCTGCACCATATGACAGTTACTATGACTCATATAATGTTCCTTTAAGATCAGTAGTTATTTATGGACAAAAAAATTCAACATATCAACCTGTAATTTCACCATTTATTATTCCAACGGGAACTGTTCCAGGTCAAAGTTTTGAATATGATCCGTATAAAGATGGTCCATATTTAAGAATTCAACTAACTGCTTATAATGATTCAAGTAATAATGAATCTGATAGTTATGTTGAAAAATATTATTTAGTACAACCAAATACAAAAAATTATATTAATATTCCATCTGTAACTCCAATAAATAATGTTCTTCCAAAATTACATCCTAATGATCCATATGTTGGAGCAGGAAGAATAAATTTATTCCCAGGATTCTGGGATGCATCCACTGTTGATCGTCAACCAGAAAATACATCTACAGATGGAAAAACACAATATACATATACTTGGTATGAATATATTGATAATGTATGGACTGTACAAGAACAATGGAACAATAGTCCGTATTTAGATTATTCAGTAAATACAAGAACAGATTTTAAATGTAGCGTAATTGCAACCAATGAAGCAGGATCTTCTGAAGAAATATTTTCAGATGTTTGCTCAGTTGCAGTTAATTATCCATTAACACAATTAGAAAAGGTAACTAATTTACAAGCTTATATCGGATATGATGATAAGGTTGTAGTCACTTGGACAGACGCCATATATCCTGCGGAAAAATTTATTGTATATTATACAAATCATGAAGAAGGAAATGTTCCAATTACTACAATTTCTTCAGGAGTGCAAAGAGCTATTTTAGATAGTACTTACTCAAATACATCAATATTTGTAGAGTCTGCAGATATTTATTTAAATGCAACCAATAGAGCAAGAACTAACACTGTTAGACCAACAGCTAAAAATATGAATATTGATGGATTAGGTATAACATATTCAAGCGGAACGCTTTCTTTAAATTGGATAGATACTCCAGATGCTTCATCTTATATTATAAAAATATATAAAACTCCTACAATTAGACAGTTTGAAACTGGAAATCTTCCAAATTTACAGTCTTATACATCCGCTATATCAAGTTATTCTTTTACACCAAGTACTTATGGATATACTGATTCTGACACAATTTCTATATCAATTACTCCTGCATTTGCAAATAATCAATTTGGAAATACTTTAACAGTTCAATACAATCTTTCATTAAGTTCTAGAGATGTAGGAGGCAGATAATAATTCATATCAAATGATATAATTAGTATAAATAGGCATATTATGATAAATAAAACAGAAAACCAGCCGTATGTATATCCTTTAAAATCTCCAAGAAGAAAATATATTAGGATATCTAAGAATGACCCACGGAACACTCCAAGGGGATTAGCTCAATTACGTTCTTTTTATGATTATGTATATGTTGTTGAGGATCATGAATTATTAAATGCTCCTACATTTAAAGCAGATGAATTAACTACAATTCAAAATCTCAGCCTAGAAAATAATAGTAGTGCTACAATATTAGGACAACCTGATACAGCAGTTCCTGGAGTAAGCACACCATCAACTCCAATTACTAAAAGCATTCCTGCAAATGCTAAAGTTCCAACATTGTTGCCACCAGTTAATTTATCTGTATCAACTACAAATGTTTATGCTCCAAATGGAACATTAACTATTTCTGCAGACATATCTTTTGATTCATTTATTGATAATTCAATTGCTGATGACTTTGAAGTTATTTTGACAGAACAAAAACCAAATTTTCCAGGAGCGGTTACGGGACTTGCTAAAACAACAGGTACTACAATTACTTGGAATGTTGTTACAAGTGCAACAAATTATATTGTACAAATACCAGGAAAAGCACCAATAAATGTTGTTGCTCCTGCAGCATTAACTACTAAAGCAACAACAACACTGTCTGGAGTTTCTGGAGCAACCTCTGTTACTGTAACGCCATACAATCTAAACGGAATTGCTGGAACAGCACAAACAGCAACAATTACATTCTAGGAGAGCGATGAAGGGTATATACGTATTTAAACAAAATGGTAAAGAAATAACAAGATCAGAAAATATTATTACCGCAAATGGTAAAGAAACTATTTTACAATATCTTGCAGGAACTACTCTTGATTGGGCATCTCATATGGCAGTAGGAGCAATTGTACAAACTTCTATTGCTGATACTAATACTACTCTTGATTTTGAAATTGCTAGAACACCAGTAACTCTTAAATCTTATTCTACATCTAGTCCTAAATTAACTGTAATGGCAACGCTTGATGAAACAATTATTGCAAATATTTATGAAATTGGCATTTATCCAATTGCTAATAATGCAACATTTGGACAAAGAAACAATCTTATTATTTCTGACTTTTCGGTACTTTCAAATTGGTCTGCGACTGCAGGCGGTCCAGTAACTACAAATGCTTTCTTGGCACAAAGTCCAACATCTCCTAGAATAGGAGCATACTCTATTAATATTCCAGAAAGTACAACTTATACAAGTACAAATGTTTCATTCAATTTTTCTAATCATACAGTTCTTGACACTGTTGATTTATTAATTGATAATGTTGTGGGAACAGGGGATGTATCTGTTACGTTTGGCAACAATGCTGGAAGTACAGAAACATTAACTTATAGTCTTTCTACAAATTCTAATTATCAAGTTGTTTCACAAAATGTTACTCAGGCTCTTATTAATTTAGGACAAATTACTTCATTGTCAATTGTTACACCTTCATCGTTTTCTTTCTTAATTGATGCAATTAAAGTTTCTATTAACAACGAAGTTAGTGCATCTTCTGCACTTGTAAGTAGATCAGCATTAACAACTCCAATAGCAAAATTGGCTGGAACCCCGCTTGATATTGAATACTATTTGGATTTAACATAGGAGATAAATGGCTACTTCAAGTAGAATAAGTAAGAAAATTACTAACCTTCAACCTGGGGTAACTTATACTATTTTAGTTAGAGCAAAAAAGAATGGCTTGTATTCTGATTATGTTTCTAAAACTTTTACAACACCAGACACCGATCATAGTGGAAATAATTTTACTTTATCTAACAAAAATACTGATATTCAATTATTGGGCGGTGGCTTTGCTGCAAGTTCTGAAACAAATCCTTTTCCAATTAATATAGGTAAAATAGATATTACTCAAAATACCATTGCAGGTTCTGGCACTGGTGTTATTATGAATCAATATGGAATTGCTGGCTTTAAAACAGGAACAAAACAATTTTCATTAAGCGCTTCAACAGGAGATGCATATTTTGCAGGCACTCTTTCAGCTTCTGCTATAACATCAGGAGGCGGAGCATTATCAAGCGATCTTGCTAACTATGCCAGTATAGCCTCTTTAACAGCATATGCTACAAAAGCTGGACTTGGAACCACAGGTTATACAACTATTCATGGCGGAAACATTACAACTGGAACAATAATTAGTAGTGGATATATTAATGGTTCAGATCCATATTTTTCAAACAATGGAACAGGAATAAATTTAGATAGCGGAACTTTTAGATCACCAAATTTTGGAATTAAAAGTGATGGATCTGTAAAATTTAAAGGAGCAATTACTTCAGGTTCTACAATTACTGGATCAGATTTTAAAACAGACTCATCTGGCAGTTATATTAATATTTTAACAAACAGCACAGCTTTTGGAAATGTGGGAGAAATAATTTTTCATACTGGAACAGGAGATTATGGAACTACTCAAGACGGAGGAATGTATGCTACTCCTGGAATATCTGCCAGTACAATTCCTCCAACATTATTAATACAATCTCCAACCATTAACGCTTCTCCTTCAAAATATAGTGAAATTAAAATGACGGGAGCAAGAACAGGCGATTTATTTGGAAGAGTATATATATCCGCTGATGCTACTAGAGTATATAATTCATTTACAGCAGACTCTTACCTTGCATATTATATTAATTCTATAAGCACAGACTGGTCGCCAATTCTTAATAATACATATAATTTAGGATATTCTGGCGGTTCTGGAACTTATGCTTGGAAAACTATATATGTTTTTTCTACAGTTAACCCATCAGATCAAAGATTAAAAACTGATATTAAACCATCCAGCCTAGGACTTGATTTTATAAAAACTTTAAATCCAGTAAGTTATAAATGGATAGAGGGTGGAAATGAATTAATTAAAAATGATGAAGGAATTATAGATAGAAATAATCTTAATATCAAATCAATTCCAGGAAAAAGAACCCACTGGGGTTTCTTAGCACAAGAAGTTAAACAATCTGTTGATCAAACAGAAGTAGAAGATTTTGGAGGCTGGGTTATTGCAGATTTAAATGATCCTAATTCTAATCAAAGTCTTAATTATACTGAATTTATTTCACCCATTGTCAAAGCAATTCAAGAACTTGCTGCTAAAGTTGAAAATATAGAAAAGAATCTGGTATCATAGGATAATATCTAAGGAGAACAATGGAAAAAGCAGAGTTGGTAATTACTGCACTACAACAACGTATTGGTGAAATTGTATCATCATATGAGACACAAATGGCTATTTTACGAGCAGAATTGACACAGGCTATTGATGCTATTCAAAAGCAAGAAGAGCAATCCGCAGACGCATAATTTTACTCCCACCGTTCCAAGTGGATTAATTGCACGAACGGAAAAGGGAGATTATTATGTTAAAGGGATGAAAAGATTTAAATTTATTTCAGAAAGAGCCAGGGATTCCTGGGGTTTAACCATTGTAACAACAAGTGAAGCAGCAATGTTTAATCATGTTATTTCAGGAGTTATTGGATTTCGAGACGGGACTTTGGTCAAGGACCTTTCTGATGGTAAAATATATCTTATAAGCGATAGTAAGCGTAGGCATATTACAAATCCAGATG